CGAAGTTCGACAGATCGCTGCCGCAGACGATGCGGGCGATCGCCTCGTTGCTCAATTGGGCGATTTGCTGTTGCGGCACGCCCGCTTGCGTCAGGCACTGTTCGGCCAGACGCATCATGGAGCCGAGCTGGCGATTTCCGCGGGCTTGCGGTTGGTATTCCCGCATCTCACCGCTGCGGAAGTCGTAGACCTCGGCGGGGACGTTGGCGCCGTAGTGCCGCTGCAGGATCGCGTCGCGGGCGGACGCCATGAATTTATCCCGCTGGGCGGGGCCGTTTTCGATTCGCGTCGTTCCGGCCGTCTCAGTCTTTTTGTGAGCGGCCTCGTTGATCTTTTTCATGATCTCGCCGTGCGAGAGGCTGGCGAGTTGCGGCAACAGTTCCGCGTTGAGCTCCAGCTTTTGATCGGCGGAGAGCGACGTCAGATTGATCGCCGCCAACAGGTCCTCGGCTGACCAGGCTTGCGCGTTGGTGTGGGCCGGGTTTTGCGGTTGCGCCGGGCTCATCACCGGCGCGGCGGTTTGGGCCGCAGGCGCGGTGGCCGGAGTTTGTTGTTGCGGTTTTGTGGCGCCGGCGGCCGGCTTGTTATCGGCGAGCGCCGCGACGACCTGCTCGGCCTCCTGCGGAACCTTTTGCCCTTTGGCCATGAAAAATGCCGTCAACGCCGCCTGAGCCACTGCTTCCTCGGCGTCCACGTTGCACATGCCTCGGCGCACCATAGCTGTTAAGATTTCGGGTTTCATAATTTCCCCTTTAATTTTGGAGGCAAACGCCGGGCGGCGCTCTGCTCGAACGTTAGATTCCGAGCTTGCGACAACGCCAAGCTCTGTTAATACTTCCTCAAAAGTGGCCACGCGGTCGATCATGCCGACCCCCATCGCCTCATCGGCCAACAGCACACGCCCTTGGCCGAAAGATTTCTCCACTGCGGAGACTGCCACACCCCGGTTAGCGGAAACATCCGCCACAAACTGCGCGTGAATTGTGCTCACCACCTCTTGAAAACGTTTTTGATCGCTTTCGCTCAGCGGCTGATAGGGATTCCCTTCACCTTTGTGGGCGGTGGACGTGATCAGCGTTCGCTTGACCCCTTCCATTTCATCCGCGCGGCTAAAGTCGTTGTGCAGTCTCAATACACCGATCGAGCCCACCAAGGCGGTCGGCTGCGCCACGATTTCAGTAGCGGCCGAGGCGATCCAATAAGCGGCGCTCGCCATTATTGGGTTCGCCACGGCGATGATTCGTTTTTTGTCGCGGGCGGCGCGAACTTTGGCCGCCAGTTCCGGCACGCCGGTCACCGCTCCACCGGGCGAGTCGACGTTGATGATGATTGCGGTTACAGAATCATCGTTGACCGCTTCATCGAACGCTTTACCAAACTTTTCAGTGGAAGTCCCGCCGGATACTTCCTCCATGGCGTTCATTCGCTGGGCGATCACACCGAAAAGATCGAGGACTTTGATTTTTTCAGGCGTTGCGTATTTCTGACTAAGAATTGACCACATGCTGTTGCTGGGCTTTCCAATTCGCTCAGCGACTTCATCATCGGTAAACATCTGGCCCGAGGCGCGAAGGTCGATCAACTCGGCGATATCTTCTAACTTCGAAGGCAGGATGGCCCACGGAGTTTCAAAGACTCTCCGCACGACATGCCGAATTTTGTGCTTAGTGGGCTTGGGCATCTATTCGTCCTCATCCTCGGCCGGCGCCAGTTCCATCTCGGCGGCCGCCAACGTCGGCAAGCCCCGCGTCTCCTCCGATTCCATTTCCCGCTGACGCTGCGCGTCGGTCGCTTCCCAATCGCCCCCCGCCTTGCCGATCACTTCGGCGCGGGTGATGGTGCCGTTGCGGAGCTTGATGTCGTCCGCCGTCGCGTCTTCGCTCGGCTTGACCGAATCCCAGCCGGGGGGCCGCCAATCGACCGCCAGCCATTCATCGAGATTCGCCGCGTAAACGCTCGGCCGCGGGAAGCCGTCCAGGCCGACCCGCACGCCGGCCGCGGCGTACCGCCGATAGGTCGGGTTGCAGAAATGGTTGATCGTGTACCGCTGCTCCGGACGGAACCGCTTGCGATCGGCGTTCATCGCTCCCCGCACGGAGGAGAATGAGCCTTTGCTGTAATCCCGCCGCAACTCCTCGTAACTCAAATTCATGCCGATGGCGATCGACCGCTGCATCATCTCCAGCCACGGCATCGAGTCGGAGCCCGGCACGTTGGGGCCCACGGAATTGATCTCATCCCCCGGAGCGCCCCGAAAGATCATTCCCGGCTCCAGTTTCTCCACCGGGTTGCCGTAAAAGTCGGTCGTGCCCGATTCCGGACTGCTGTCGAACAGATCATTGAAGTTGTCGACCACATCCGGATCGGTGTTGATCATGTAGGCCCAGCAGCTTTTGATCGAGCTGGCCCGCAATTCGTTATCGGTGTAGTACCCCAGCGCCCAGAGCCAGACGATCACCGCGTGCAACAGCGTGTGACCCCGGTTCTGCCCCGCGCGGTGTCGGAAATAGCTGTATTCGCAATCCTCCGCCGGCAGTCGGATCGGATCGAGCTCCCCTGGATAAAACAGATCGTTCGGCGGTGTGCGGTGGATCCAGTACGCCACGTCGCGGCCGGTCGACTCCTCCACCTCCACCCCGTTGATCACCGGGTTGGCGGTTTTGTGGTTCGGACCGCTCCACAGCACGTCATCCGCGAACCGCTCTTCGGGGATCAGCTCCAGCGCCAACGGCAGCGTCCGCCCCCGTAGCGGCCGTTCCACATAATGCGCCAGGCAGCCGCCGGCGACGAAGATCTCCCGCAGCCACAGCGCGCTCAGCTCGTAAATGGTTTGTTTCTCGGTCAGGTCCGCTTCCCGCGTGGCGTGCGCGGTCAGTCCGCCCCACTTCTCCCACGCGTCGGTCCACAGTTTCCGCTGCTCGGCGTCTTCAAACCGCGGCTTGGGGGTGATTCCGCACTCGATCACGTTGGCGATGTGCGCGTCGATCGCCGCTTTGGCGTCCGGGTTGTTGTCGACCAATTCCCGCGCCCGCTCCCGCATCCGCCGGCCATCCATTTGAAAGGCGCGGTTTGGTCCAATCGTGCCGGGGTTCCACTCCTCGGTGAGCCGATCGAGCTTGCCCCCTTGGAATCCTCCGGAGCTCGCCGCCATATAGGCGGGCAGCCGCGTCGCCGCCTGTTTCATGGCGACTTGCTGCGCGTAGCGTTGGCGCTGGGCCATTCGCCATTTTGCGGGCGAGCCGACCATCCATCGCGCAACCGTTTCCCGCAGCTTACCGATCAAGTCCCCGCGCTCTCCCTAGCTTGGCCACTCGGACCGGGTTGGTGCTTTCCCGCGCGGCTTTGGCCGCCAGCTTGTCTCGATTTTTCTGCAGCACGTCCAGCGTTCTGGCGAAATCCGCCCGCCGGATCCTCCGTCCGCCGATGTAGTACTCCTCGATCTGATGATCGACGATCGCGTCTAAGAGCTGCGCGATCGCGTTTTCGTATTTCGAGAGCAGTGCGGCGGTGGAGACTGACATAGCGGGCCGTCTATAGCACCACCTGAAAAGCCGCGGGAGAGTGGACTACCAGTGTACCAGACTACCAGTGTACCAGTGCGCGCAGCCTAGTTTTGAGAGCGGCAGAATAAACCACGGAGACACTGAGAGCACAGAGTTTTCCTCCGTGTCCTCCGTGCCTCCGTGGTTATTATGAAATCTCCGTTAGACCAACAGCTTTTTGAGATCTTCAGCGATCCCCAAGGCTTCCTGGACTGTGATCACGATCACCGGCTCGCCGCCGGCGGCTTCGTCAGGCTCTTTGCAGAGCCCCTCAAGCTGGGCCGCCAGTTCTTTGGCGAACTCACCCAGCGGATCGGCCGGTTCGCCGATCTGTTTCCAGGTGTGGCCGCAGTCGTCACAGCGGCAGCGGCGGACCTTCCCCTCTGTCTTGTAGACCTTCGTGTGAATGTGCGAAGGGTGACGGGGACAAGGCCCGGCGAACTCTTTCGGCGTCCGCACGCGGACCGGTTGACCGGCCGGTTTGGAAGCCGCCGCAGGCTTCGGTTTCTCGGTCTCCTTTTTATTAGGCTCCCGCTGCCTCTCCGCGTCATCGACGTTTTCCACCGTCTCATTCTGCGGTTTCTCATTCTGTTTCGCCGCCGTGTTACGTCGGGCCATTGATCGAAATCCTTTGCGTTCGGTTTTGGTTTGGGAATTGCCACAGAGGTCACAGAGACCACAGAGATCATTCGGCGTTTAATAACTCATCGCAGCGGGAAATCATATCCGAGAGCCGCCCGATGATTCCGTTCGTTTCCAGTTTTCGATCGGCTTCGTCGCTCTGTAGCGCCGGAACATCACAAGCGTTCGCCTCTCTCAAGCGATCCAAAGCCGCCTGATACTTCACCCGCGCCTTTTGAAGTTGCAACCAATCATAATCCCCTTTTTTCATCTCCGCGCCCTCCGTGTCTCCGTGGTTCAATTACGCCCCCGGCGCCAGCCGCGGCCGCTTGAGCCCCAGCCGCGGCGTCAGTGTCATCGTTTCCAGTTGCTCCCGGTCTTTTTCAATCACGCGGGCGTGGTCCGTCTTCCGCGCGGGGATCCGCCCGTTGCGGGTGGCGACCATCATCGCCGCGAAGCTGTAACGCCGGCAGTCGCGGTAGTCGTTGGGGATGTCCTCATCGATCCGCTGCCAATTCTCCTTCACATTGTTCGCGCTGTCGAGATCGCTAAAGGCCGCGTCGTTGAGCATCTGCTCCAGGAAATCCTGATGCTCCCCCGCGCTGCCCCGGTAGAGGGAGGTTGAGCCGTCGTCCCCCGGCCGCAATTTGTGCAGTTGCCGCTCCAGAAAATCTTGCGTGCTGTTCGTGTCGACCCACACCACGAACTTCCCCGGCGCGGAGGTTTTGGGCCCGTTCTTTTTCTTTTCGTAGTACGAGGTCAGCGCCGTGCTGGAGCCGCGGCAAGCCATCACCTTGATCCGCTTTCGCCGGCAGCGTTCCACAATCTTGTGCACCTCCGCCGGCCGGAACCCACTGTCGATCAGCGCCAATTTCAGCGGAACGCTCTCGCCGCCATCTTCGTGCGGCCACCTGGTCGAGAAAATCTCCTCCAGCTCCTCAGCGTCGTCGCAGATCCCGTAAGCCAACGTGTGCGACGTCTGCGGATCCCGCCAGGCGTCGACGACGTAGACGTAGTGATCCTGCTGTTTGTCGACGCCGATCGTCACCAGCGCGTAGCCCAGCGGCACGATGCCCCGGCGGATCTCGATCGTCAACCGCTCGTGGAGCTGCTCCCACGTCTGCTGATTCTCCCGCACGTCCCACGTCTCGGCCAGCCATTGCTGAATGAAGTTGCGAAACCGATGCGACTTGCTGCGGGTGTCGACGAATTCGCGGGCGACGTCCCCCCAGTCGAGCGAGAGCGCGTAGAGGGAGCTCAGTTGCGAGCTGTACGCCTCGCCGTTCCGCAGCGGCTGGCCGCTGATCCAAGTCGCCTTAGCCCAGCCCCGCCACTGATACTTGCTCCGATCGGCCAGCAGTTTTTCGGCCAGTTTCAGCGCCGTCTTATGTTTGATCCCGCACCCTTCCGGGGCCCAGACCCCCCGCCGCATCATCCAGGCGCGGTGATCGTTTTCGCAGCGGCCGCCGCAATGCTCGCATTCGTAGTAGGCGGTCTTTTGCGCCACCTCTTCGCTCAAGCGCCCGGCGTCGTCGCGGGAAAACCTAAGCCCCCCCGGCGTGTCCCGCTCACCAAACCGCAGCGTCTGATACTGTTTGCAGTGCGGGCAGGGGACGAAGAATTGGCAGTTGGAGCCTTTGAGCCGCAACCGTTCGATCCGCGATGAGTTTTTCAGAGCCGGCGTCGACTCCTTCGTCACCTTGCGAACGTGCTGCAGGTTTTTGAACCGATCGTCGAACAGTTTTTCGGGATCCGATTCTTTCGACGTGCTGAGGTGTTCCCACTTGTCGATTTCGCCGGCGTGTCCCACCTTGCGGTTCATGTCCGCCAACGACGTCGTCGACCGCGCCCACGCCCCGGCGATCTGGCACTCGTGAAAC